TGAAAGATCTCAAGGCTATGGGCGCTTCGTGGGGACGAAGTTTTCTCAGTTCTTGCATCGCCGTTTATTTGGCCGGTGTAACAGATCCAAAAGCAATCATCGGGGCAGGTGTTGCTTCAATTCTGCCGGTGATTCTTCGCTGGTTAAATCCTAACGACGCGCAATTCGGTAAGACGAAGTGAGTGTCGGCGAATGGACGGCGGTGGGTGGGCTTGTTCTTGCGGTACTCACTGCCATCTATTCGTCAATGCGATTCATGGTGAAGTCAATCATGAGGGAATTTCAGCCGAATGGTGGCAACAGTCTCAAGGATCAAGTCTCTCGAATTGAGGCACGTCTAGATCAATTGATGTTGGAGATTGCTCTTAAGAAATAGACACGCCGAGGCGAATGTTGCCAATGTCGGTTGTTGATGTCATTCTTTATTTGGGAGCAACGACAAGGCTCCCACGGGAGCAAAAATGACAACAAGTGAAATCGGCTTATTCTTTCTCATGGCGCTCGCCTGTATTCTCTGGGCGATTGTGAGTTATTCAATGGGCTACAAAGAAGGTCACAAAGAAGGCTATCAACGAGGTCGAGCAGTAACTCGCCACATCTCACAAAAGGCGGCCATCAAATGAGTTTCCTAGACAACTACGAAGATGTTGCAGCTAGAATCCAACGATTCTGGGCGACTTATCCGGACGGTAAAATCCACACGTCAATCATGGACGTCAATCTTGAAAAGGGCTATGTCCTAGTCGAATGCCGGATTTACCGAAACTATGAAGATCAGGAGCCGGCTGGCATTGACTACGCATTCGGCAACGTAAACACCTACAACGTCCAGATGAAAAAATGGTTTATTGAGGACACATGCACGTCCGCGATAGGCCGTTGCGTAGGCCTAGTCTTAGGCACTGACAAAAGGCCAACAGTTCAGAACATGCAACAGGTCGAGCGAATTGATCCAAAGATTGTTCAAGATTCTGCCGTTGCCTATGATTACTGGAGCACAAAGCATGGAGATGTGCCATCGTTTAAGACACGGGAAGAGGCAGAAGAAGCCGGCATTCCTACGCTTGGAACGGCCATTGACACCATCAAAGAGACACTAGGTGGCGTTCAAGTAGCAGCTGCTCCGATGTGTCCTCATGGTCACATGATCTGGAAAGAAGGCGTCTCAGTCAAGAATAACAAAGGCTGGGGCGGTTATATGTGTGTCGAAAAGGTCAAGGCTAAGCAGTGTCCTCCGGCCTGGTACATGCTCGGATCTGATGGACAGTGGAGGCCACAAGTATGAGCCGCGTGACTGAGATGATTGACGTTGATTTGATGATTGGTCGGACTCTTATCGACGGCAAGATTGTTGCCGAATACAAAGTCGAAAACTGCGATAACTGCAAGCATATTGAAATGCTTGATCGTGCAGGTTATTTGCGTGCAGTCGGAGGAGAGCCGGTTCTATGGCTCTGCATCAAATGCAGAAAATGACAGTGACGGAGGCCGATGAATGGGCTATCCATAAACGGGCAAGTGATGTCATATTTGCACAATCGGCCAGTCTGGGCGTAACAGTTCGATATAACACCAAGTTAAACAATCATGAGGCGGTGGCCGAATATGCAGAATCTTTAGCTGCTGAATTACTGGTTGCACGCTATTTTGGACTCGACTACGACATCAATGACAACAAGGGCAAAAGACGGGCTGATGTAGGCCAGGGCATAGAAGTTCGTTGGACGTCATATCAAGGTGGCAATCTCATCATTTATCCAAACGACCGAGATGATGATGTGGCCGTCCTAGTCGTTGGCAAGTCGCCGGTCTATTACATCGTCGGTTGGCTTCCAGTAGCATTTGCCAAGCGCAAGCGGTTCAAGAATCCACGTCAAGATTCGTGGTGGATAGATCAAGGCAACCTTAATCCAATCGAGAATCTAGCCAGGAGCGAATATGCCACTGCTGCGATTTGATTGCTCAATCTGCAAAAAACTTTATGGCGATGGGCGTCAGCAACATCTAATCACTAAGGGACGCGAATTGACTGAGCACGAATGGTTTGCTCAATGCTCAGGTTGTGGAGCATTCTCGGTCAAACTGGTCGATGTTGCGTTGGTGGCTGGCCTTGAATAGTTATCCACAGACTTATCCACAGGTGCCTGTGGACGATGCGACACTCCGACCTCAATCCTTGACAGATTGTCAGTGTTCATCGCTATACTTGAAAGATAAGATCTTGAAAATAAAGATTAATAAAAAGATAATAAAAATAAAGAATAAAAAAAACTTATTGGCTATTCCTATGTCAATCATGATCTTGACAATATCCACAACAACAGAGGCAAAAGCAGTGTCACAGACTGATTTGCTTAAACTCTATGCACACTCAAGGATAATTAACTACGAGCAGTTCAGCTGCTTCAATGCCTTGATCCAAAAGGAAAGCAACTGGAGAGTTGATGCACGCAACGGATCTCATTACGGCTTAGGCCAGATGAAGAACGCTAAGTACGGGCGACTTGATGGTTTCTCAATGGTGGACTGGAGTACGAGATACATCACGAAACGTTATGGTTCTATGTGCAACGCATGGCGCTTCTTCAAGGCTAATGGTTTCCACTGATGGCAGCTAAGTCAGCAAGAGCCAATGGAGGCACAAGAGCCTGGTCTAAAATACGTGAACGAATACTGATAAGAGACGCAAGGTTGTGCCAGTACTGTGGCAACGATGCCACGACTGTGGATCACGTGATTCCTATCAGCAAGGGTGGCACTGATGAGCCTGATAACCTCTTAGCAGCGTGTACTCGATGCAATTACTCGAAAGGAAACCGAACAGGCGTGTTTTTTGGACAAGGCAGGACACCTCTGACTCTTCCTTTTCCGTTTTCACCGACACAAGAGAGCACAAGCCATGACTAAGGCCACAACAGGGCAGAATCGGGCGTTGCAGGTCGTTACAGGCTTGAACAGGGACGAACAGGGAATTGATACCCAACCTAGCCGTCTAATCGGCTCTGGGACGCCTAGAATCCACTCTAGGCTCAACGATTTGCCGTCTAAGGGCTTAGAAATCATAGAATTCGCCTCCCAGATTGGCATTGAATTGATGCCGTGGCAGAAGTTCGTATTCGAGCACGCACTCAAGGTCAAGGAAGATGGGCGCTGGCACGCGCCTCTAGTCGTGGTCGTTGCAGCTAGACAGAACGGAAAATCCACGATTATGGAGATGTCGATTCTGGCTCGCCTTTTCCTGTGGAAAGAATCGCTGCAACTTGGTTCGGCTCACGTACTGACGACATCGCTGGAAACTTTTCGGCACGTGGTCAGCATCATCGAGAACAATCCATCACTGGCTAAGCAAGTCAAGAAGATTCGATGGGCGCATGGATCCGAGGAGATTGAATTGATGTCCGGAGCTCGCTATGTCGTAAAGGCGGCCAACGCTGCGGCTCGTGGATTTGCTAAGCCGGAGACTGTGTACATGGACGAGACTCGGCAGTTAAAAGATACTGAAGCCTGGTCAGCCATGAGATACACAATGATGGCTGCTAAGAATCCGCAACTCTGGACGTTTTCAAACGCCGGTGATCAACATAGCCTAATCTTGAATCAACTGCGCCTGCGCGGTATGGCTTCAGCTGCTGGAGGCAACGACGACATCGCTTATTTTGAATGGTCAGCATTTTCGGACAAGATTGAAGATGAAAAGAATTGGGTCGCAAGCAATCCGGCGCTGGGTCATACGATCCACGAAGATAATATCCGCGCCGTTCTCAATGATCCGCCAGATGTCGTCCAGACGGAGGTGCTCTGCCGTTGGGTCAATACAATCTCCGGAGCGATTCCTGTGAAGGAATGGGAAGAGTGTGGATCTGATGAGATTCAACTCGATGTCGAAAAAGTCACGTGGTTCGGCCTCGATTTATCGCCAGATCGTAGAGATGGGGCGTTAGTCGCTGCTCAAAAGAATCCAGACGATACTTTCAACATCAAACTTTTGCACACTTGGCACAATCCAATCTCGCTAGACGATAAGGCCATCGCTAACGACATCGCGCCTTATGCCAGAAAGTATCCGCTTGAATATGTGGCTTTTAGCAAGAGAACAAGCTCTGCGGTAGCTGCGCGACTTATGCCAGCCGGAATTCCAGTCATAGACATTGATGGCGCACTTTATGGACAAAGCTGCGATGAATTGCTTGGTGCAATTACCTCAAAAAGATTAATCCACGGGAAACAGGCAGAATTGTCCAAGCAGATATTATCGGCAGTCAGATTGCCAATGGGGGACGGCGGTTGGATCATCGGCCGGCGCGCCTCTTCCGTTGCAGTCTGCGCAGCAGTGGCTTCGGCTCTGGCGACACATTTTGCGACACGCCCAGAGATGGAGATTGATATTCTGGTCGGGTAGATGTATAGAACACCTTTAGACTTCGCGACATGGGAATCT